CAAGCACAATTTACTGCTGTAACTGGTGGAGATGGAAAGCCTTTAATAGCTAACGATCACCCACTAGCAACAGGTGGTACATTCTCGAATGTACTAACAGTAGCTGCAGACCTTAACGAAACTTCACTTGAACAGTCATTAATCGACATCGCAGGATTTGTTGATGAAAGAGGCTTAAAAATTGCTTCTCAAGGTAGAAAAATGATAATTCCAAAAGAATTACAATTTACTGCTGAAAGAATCATGAAGTCTCCTATGAGAACAGGAACTGCAGATAATGACATCAATGCAATCAATAACATGGGTATGGTACCTGAAGGTTACAGAATTAATAATTTCTTAACTGACACAGATTCATACTTCTTATTGACTGATATACCTAACGGACTAAAAATGTTTGTTAGATCACCTATCAAAACTGCAATGGAAGGTGACTTCGATACAGGTAATATGAGATTTAAAGCTAGAGAAAGATACTCTTTTGGATTCTCTGATCCAAGATGTATTTTTGGTAATGGAAATTTACCAACTAGTTAATAGTCAATAACCTAATCGGTTTTAGAGAAGGGGCGGTG